GAATGCATATGCAGAGATATATTCCCCTCTTATCTGTCTTGTCTTTACTGCACTTTTCACCTTGTGCGACAAGTCTTTACTGTAATAATCATAGATTAAATTTTTAAATGCAACATCTATTCCACCGGTATATCCGCTGATCAACTTACTGTCGTAGGAATCATTTACCGATACAAACCTTACTCCATGTAACGGTAAAAACTGTTCCAGATAATCTCCCACCTGCAGAAAATTCCTACCGAATCTCGAGAAGTCTTTAACAAATATGCAGTCTATCCTGCCAGTCTCTATGTCTTTCATCATATTGATGAATCCTGGTCTATCAAAATTGGTACCTGAATAACCATCATCCAAGTATTCTATAATATCCATTTTACTAAACTCGTTATTCTTTACGATATATTCCTGAAGTAGCTTTCTTTGATTAGAGATACTATTGCTCTCACCTTTATCCACATAACCATCAACAGCGCCTTCTCTCATATCCAGATCTTCCTGCGATATTCTAAGGTATATTGCAACTCTCTTCTGTTCTAACATACTGCATCCTCCTAAAATGAATGATATATTTACACAACCTTAGTGAGAAAGATTTCACCTTCCTTTTCTCTCGTATCACAATATGCCTTGTACTCTGCAAAATCATCATAATAATTTAATTCCACTCTAATGTCCTCTTTGCTTAATACCTTGACTTTTTTAACAAATTCCTTAGCCATCCTTGTGCTCAATTCACCTACATCCATATATCTTTTTACAAGTTCATCCCAACGATAACTTCCTGAATAATTCACTCCATACTTATTCTGCATTAATTTCATCTCATTAAGTCTTGCTGTTAAAGCCTCCGAATCAGACTTGTACTTTTCTTTCGTATATAAATATTCCGACTCTGTCAGTAGATGTTCCGAATAATCTTCATACAAATTTCCTGCCAACTTTGATATCCTAGATATCTGCCTTCTGATCTCAGTAATTTCATAATCAAGAGAACTAACCTTTTCTTTTGCTTCTTTAGTCTGATTTAGTCTTGCAATAGTCTTTTTACAATCCAAAAAAATTTTCATATGAATGTTAATACAGCTATAAACTGCATCTTCTAAATCCTCTACTCGAATGCTTTTATGCACACAACCCTTTTCACCAGTATCCAAATACTTTGGGCAGCGGTAATAATAATTAGTAGCACTCTTACTGGAACTATGTGTAATCAGTAGCTTATGATTGCAGTGTCCACATACTGCAATACCTCTCAGTTTATTTTCTATTCCCTTCGGACTATCTGATAACAGCTCAAAGTATTTTATTTTTCTCATAGTTAGAATTTCTTGAACTTCATCAAATATTTCCTTTCTCAAAATAGCTACATGTGTATTTTCTACTATGACCCATTCTGTTTCCGGTACTCGTCTAGATTTCTCATTATGATACAACGACTTTCTATGTACTCCCTGAACCATATGACCAAGATACGTTTTGTTCTTTAAAATATCTGATATTGCCCCCGGCTTCCAAAGAAGAATTGCGTATTTTTCATTCGTTACAAGTCCTTGCTCATACCGATGTTTAAAAGGTGAGGCAATATCTTCCTCATTTAACTGTCTTGCAATTGCCAGATCACTCATTCCCTTAATTTTCATATCAAATATTCTTCTAACAATAGGCGCCGCCTCTTCATCTATCACTAACTTATTACATGATTCCTTTGATTTCAGATAACCATACGGTGCATACGCACCAATAAACTCACCATTTTTTTGCTTTGTACGAAATGCTGTTCCAAGCTTTCTTGATAAGTCTTTTGAATAAGCTTCGTTTATTAAATTCTTAAGTGGTAATGATAATCCATCCCTTTTACATGCAGGATCCGAACTGTCATAGTTGTCATTAACAGATATGAAACGTATTTGAAACATAGGAAATATATTTTCCAAATACGCACCTGCTTCAAGATAATTTCGCCCTAATCTTGATACATCCTTAACAATGATACAATCAAATTTTCCTCTCTTCATATCATTTATCATATTAGTAAATTCAGGTCTTTCAAAGTTAGTACCTGTAAACCCATTGTCAATATATGTTTTGTAATGATTAAAATATGGTCTGTCCTTCACATATTTCTCTAACATATATATTTGAGTTTCAATCGAGGTGCTCTCACTATTTACCCTATCTTCTAATGACATTCTTGCATATACTGCCGTTCTAACTGTACTGGTAAGAACTTTTTCAGAATGATCGTTATTCTCATTAGCGGACACTACTTTTCTGCTTTTTCTAGCCATATTAGATAGCCTCCTTTTGTTCATTTCCTAAATCGATTGCTTCCTTTGCCTTTGTTACATATACGGAATTATAGTCAAATTTATCTTGATATCGAAATCTTATAAAGACTCTATTATCTTCATACACATATATTTTATGAATCAGTCCAATCACTACTTGCCTTGTTAAATGCAATATACTGCTATGTTCCTTAAAACATTCTATCCACTCCTGTGTCTCACCTTTATTCGACAATATCGTCTCAATCTCTTGCTCCAATTTTCCAACTGACCTAGTAGCTTCATCTACTCTATATTGAAACTCATCTTTCAACTGAACGAATTCTTCCTTTGATATAAGACCTTCTCTCATATCTTCATAAATGGAAACTTTCAACTTATTGCATTTATCTATTTCCTGTTCATTTTGCATTATTCTGGCATCCAGTTTTTTAATGCATAACTTTCCAATCGGATATGACTTTACAAAATTCAAGGTTCTTTCTAAATCCATTACTGCGGTTATATGCGACCTTATTGATAGCAGCACTACTTCTTCTAATTGTTTTTCATTTATGGTATGGCTCGAACACGTTTTATTGTTCTTATTTTCTGAGCAAACATAATAAATATATTTGCGTTCTGTACCCTCACGTCTGCTACCTGCTGGCACCGTTTTACGAATCATATTTCCATGGCAGTCTGCGCATTCAATCATTCCGGCAAACAAATAAACGACCTCTTCATTCGGAGCTGTTCTTGTATCCGCATCAAGTATAGATTGAACAATATTAAAATCTCTTCTTGAGACTAATGCTTCGTGCGAATCTTCAATTCTGATCCAGTCTTCTTCATCCTTACATACTACTTTTTTAATTTTATAATTAGGAGTTGTTTTCTTACCCTGGATAAGAACTCCAGTATATATTTCATTTCTAAGGATTCTTCCTATCGTCTGCGAGCTCCACTTTGCTTGAGAATTCACTTTAAAGCTAGTTGCAAAATTCAAACCGTTTGCTTGCTTATATTCCATTGGGGATAGAATTCCCATACGATTTAACTTATCTGAAATAGCCTGTTGGCTCATTCCTTCTTTCTTCCATTCAAAAATATCTCTCACTATCTTTCCCGCATATTCATCTATGACAATCTTATTGCGGATATCCTCCGATTTCATATATCCGAACGCAACAAAAGAACCGATAAATTCACCCTTCTTGCGTTTTATCTCAAGATTACTGCGGATTTTTATCGATATATCTCTGCTATAAGCATCATTTATTAAGTTTTTAAATGGAATTATAATATCATCAGTCTGTGACTTCGCGGCAAAACTGTCATAGTTATCATTAATGGCAATAAAACGTACACCTAAGACCGGAAATATATTTTGTACATACTTTCCTACCTCAATATAGTTTCTTCCCAAACGTGATAAATCCTTGACTACAATACAGTCAATCTTATTTTCCTTAACATCTTGAATCATTAGCTGAAAAGCTGGACGATTGAAATCCACACCGCTATAACCATCATCTACTCGTTCTGAGCGAACCTGAATCTCCGGCTTTGATTTCAAATACTCTTTGATTAATTCTCTTTGATTTGAGATACTGTCACTTTCAACCTTATCGTTAGAAATGGCAACGTCTCCATCTTCCTTGGATAATCGTACATAAATGGCAGTTCTGTAGACTTTATTCTCTGGATTCATTTAACTTCACTCCTTATGCTTATTGGTAAATTAGGCTTTACCCGTAAACTAAGAATTCCTGCTAATTTGAATCCTATTACTTCCACT